CAGAATCACTAAAAATCCCAATGTTTGAGTTAAGCGACAAAATATAGGATGTACCATATACAGAAAATGGATGAACGACCCAGCCATCTGCTGTGTCTCTTTTTTTAACAAGCATAAAATCAACTGGTTGTCCTAACCCATGCCCAAATGTCATGGACGATCCTGTGCCTGTGTAAGTAACAATACTAAACCCTGCGTCAGTATTAGCAGACACAGTAGATGTTATAGAGCCGTCTGTGTTGGTTACGCCAGAGCCGTTGCCCTTCCAGTTCCATGCTACATAGTCTTCAGCATTAGTATTTACTGCTACATTATTGCCAACAGAAAATCCATTGGAGTTAAAGCTAGATAGTGACTGCGCGTCTGTATTTTCTCCACTTGTTGTATTACTGCTTAGATATTTAGTCGCACCACGCAAGGCATCAAACAGCATGTGATTGTCAGCAGCGTCCCTATTCTTAATCCATGTGAAGTCAGGCTGGAACTCTAAAGTGCTTATGCTTTGGCTTGTGCCATTGCCTGTGTAGAGAATTGGTTCAAAGACTTCAGAAGTTATTGTTGCTGAGTTAGGGCCAATGGTTGGTTCTGGGAGGTTGGCTGTGCAAAGTGCTAAGGCGTCAGTAGGCGGTGTGTAGGTAAAACCAAGTTGCCCAAAGTCAGTATTGTTGTATGACGCTGCACCATCTTGATAGACGAATGGGAAGTAATCAATATCCTGAATACTGGTGACTAAACTAATCGCTCCTTGGGATGAGTTGTTCTTATAGAATGTTATTGTGTCAGCATCAGAATCTACCAAAACACCAATTCTATCTCCAGTAGTAAATGCAGCCCCATAAGCAGATGGTACACCATTCACATATTTATTTCCGTTGTCAAAATAGTGAACATCTACCGTAGCCATACCAGAGTATGGTCGGGCATCTATCCCAATAAAGTAGTTCCCACTATCGTTATTTATATAGGTTTCCCAGTACCATTTACCTGTTTTAGGTATTGAAAAAGTTCCAAAAACACCAGAACCCGAACCTGCGCTTTGTAGATTGCCCTCTGATAAAACTCTGGAGGCAGGCACACTACCCAGCCATGTTGATATAGGATTCCATGTGCAAAAGCTATTAGTAGGCGTATCAATCATTTGGTCAGAACTTGTCAGCCCTGAAGTTGTAAAGTTATTACCGTTGCCTGATACGTCTGTGCCGAGTGCGCCAGAGTTTGAGAAGTCTAAGTAGAAGCCGTTGGTTCCGAAGGTGAGTCCTGATACGTCTTTTGGTACCCACACACCGTTTTTTTCTTCACCAAATGATGTTGGGTCTAGTGCTTGACCATCAATGAAACAGGTTTGAGCCATATAACCGTCAAAATAGTCAGACCCATTTGACTGTTTACCAATAGTATGAGCAGAAGTATTATTGATTTGAGTGTCACTGTTTTGAGTGATTGCGTTATTAGTAGAAAAATTTGTTACCTGCACTCCGTTTACATATAGCTTAAACCTATCGTCAGCAGTTGCTTGTGTAGTATCTACAGCAAGAACAATGTGATACCAAGCAGAAGGGTCACGATAAACCGCACTTGTCTGTCTGTAAACAGTGTTCCATGCCTGTATTCTTAACTCCCCTGTGCTTCTTGTTGTTATGCCAAAAAACCCTGCGTCACTATTAGCAGCCCATGCTGAAAGTAAAAATCCACTGACAGGATTGCCTAATTTAGCCCAAGTTGAAAACGTCCAAACTGTACGATTACCTGCACTTGCAGGGGTGCGTGTTAAATAAGCAGAATCGTTGTCATTAAATCGCGCAGAGTTATCCACTGTGTACGGGTAGAAGTCACTGCCAGCTACATTACCAGCACTTGCTTGTATTAGTTTCTTAGAAGCTGTCATTAGGCCATCGCCTGTCCGGCAGTGAAGCCGTACCAAGTTGTACCGCCATCATGCGTGATAAAAACAAAGTAGTCTGTCGCGCCACTGGCTGACAGTGTAGGAGCAGTAGCAGCGGGCCAATCAACTGAAGTAGGCCATGTAATAGCGTTGCCGTCATTGACAACCTTCAGAGTAAAAGCAGACACTTTACCGCTTGTAGCTGCATTGCTGAAAGTATAAGTCACTGCACCTGCCATAGCTGTGGAGAAGTTGTTGCCTGTATCCAAGTCTACGGTAACAGCACCACTAGTGCCTGTTGCGTTGTATTCTTCAATGATACCGTTGTCAAATGTTTGGTTGGCAGTAAAAGTATTAGCGACATCGTTCTTTGTTGTGTCAGCATCGTAGGCTTGTACTGATACACCTATGTCAGCATCAACAACTATGGTTGCATCGTAAGCCTGGACAGTTACACCAATGTCTGTGTCAACAACAACATCAGAACCACCTACATCCAAAGAGCTGAAAGAGCCAGTAGAAGGCGTAGTAGCACCAATAGTAGTACCATCAATAGCTCCGCCTGTAATAGCTACTGTGCTTTCATCGTAGGCTGATTGTGCAACAAAACTCAGTGTGCCAGCACCGTCTGTCTTCAGAACGTAGCCAGCAGTAGAGTCTGTTGTAGGAAGGGTAAAGGTTGTTACAAAAGATTGCAGGTTGCTGTCGTATGCTAATACATTAACACCAATGTCTGCATCAAGAAGGGTTGTTGGATCGTTGACTTCTGCGCCTACTGCTATGCCATCTAGCTTAGTCTCGTCAGCAGTTGTAAACGAAGCAGTAGTAGCAGCTAGTACAGCACTGTAGCCCTGTACACTTACGCCTATGTCACTTGACTGTAATGCTGAGTCAGCCAGTGTACCTTGTGCAGCAGTAGCAAATGCTGTGGCTTCATTGCCATCAAGGAGGTCAGCATCTAACCCAGAGCCAGCTCCATCTACTGTCTTAACAGCAGTAAGTATCTCAGAGGCTGTCTGGTCTGCTGTAGCACCCGCTTCTATTGCATCTAGTTTAGTTTCGTCAGCAGTAGTAAAAGACGCTGTAGTGGCTGTTAGAACAGCACTGAGAGGCTGCTTATTATCAAGCTGTGTCTGTATGTTAGAGGTAACGCCATCAGTGTAGTTAAGTTCTGTGACGTCAGCTGTGATGCCATCGAGGGTGTTAAGTTCAGCACCAGTAGCGGTAATAGCAGTGCCAGCCAAATCAATAGAATCAACATACGCAACACCATTAATATAGATGTCTTTCCACTCTGCACCAGTAGCGCCAATGTCATAGGTATTGTCAGCAGATGGCAGTATGTTGGACGCAATGTCGGCAGCCAGGTTAATCGTGTCTGTAGCAGCATCACCAAAAGTAAGATTGCCAGATATTGTCGCATCGCCTGTAACACTAAGATTTCCTCCAACCGTGACATTGGAACTAAAAGTAGCCCCACCAACAGCAGAGAATGCCCCAGACGCACTGAGGGTAGTAAAAGATCCTGTGCTTGCTGTCGTGGCACCAACCGTAGTGTTATCTATGGTCCCACTGTTTATATCAATGCCCAGTACAGGCGTTGTGCCGTCCAGGAGATCATCCAGGGCGTCTAGGTTTGTGTTTAGTTTGGTTCCCCAGGTATCGTCAGATGCGCCGACTTCGGGCTTCGTGAGCGAATAGGTAGTGGTAGTTGTATCAGCCATTTAATTTACCTCGATTCCTGGCTAGTAGGACCGTATTCTGAGTCTCAGGCCTGAGACACTAGCTTTAGATTTATTACTCTCATTATTGATTGACCCAACTGCACCAGCATATAGCACGGACCATACCTGTATCCTGGCATCGTCCTTTAAGTATGGCGCTGACTGCAGCAATGCGCCGTAAAGATATATGTCAGGGTGATAATTCAATATCCAGTTTGACGCGACACTTGCGGAAAGCTTATCTATCTCTTCGTAATATAGAAATTCCGCTGTGTAGGATGCGTCAGGTGTTGGGAATACTTCGATGCTTTCGGCGTTAATGGCGTAGTACCTAGGCTTGCCCTGGGCATCTCCGGTATTAACGCGGTATTCAAGCATTGAGTCTAGGGTGGTTAGATTTAACCCGCTGCTCAGACCGTCATCTAAGTGCAATCTGACAGGTTGTATCATGTCAGCTGGTACTGATGTGTACCTGGAGTTTATAGTGATGTTAGCTCGCTTTTGACCGCGCCAGTGACGTATTTCACGCTCCATCTGGGCTTCGGCCAGGGAGATAAAATCAGGTATAACGGACGTCAGATCATCCCGGTTCAGGAAATCTGCGATGCTTGCCTTGAGTTCTGTATATGTAGTTATAGCCATTGGTTCTACCCTGTTTATGGACAGAGTATAGCACCAAATAGGTTTATTTTTACGTTAGCCAATTATATAATCGGCCTCCGGGAGGTTGTTTATGAAATTATTTCCAGTTATTAACACTGATGCAGAGATCCCAGAGGAACTCTCAATACCCTTGTTTCGCGTTGAAGTTAGGATGTCTCTAATAGGGCGCCCATTGATGACAACAGAGCAAGTTGTCGAAAAACTTGAGGAAGTATGCGACAAAGAAACTGCCGCTTTATTTAAGCCTGAATACTTTCTTATCGCTGAGAAGCCATTCGATTTTGAATAGCGCGGAGCATATCTTCAGTTAAAATTCCCGTGTAAGGCTTCATCTGCAAGGCTCTCTTATCTGTTGCTGATGGCATCAATGGGTTCTGTAGTGCTGTTGATGTCTTAGCATTAGCCGCCCTAAATCTAGCCAATTCTGGCAGTAACTCGTATACACCGATATTTTCTTGAAGCCTTCCAATTCCTTCTCCTGGCAGGCCTGCGCCATATGTTGGGTGGCCAGATATATCTAATATACCTCTTTGAGTATTCACACTGCCCACATTTTGTAGGCCGGCATCCATAGCGTTTAGTTGTAGTTGATCGCTGACAGCAAGCCTAGCCTGAGATAGTGAAAGTCCTCCGCTGTCCCTACCTTTTGTGTCCAATATTTTTAGTATTGCCTTGCGCTGATTTCCGGTTAGCTCTTTCATCTGCTCCCCAGCAAGTGGATTATCTAAACCTAGGAACTCAGGAACCTTAATATTAATCTTGATGGTTTTGTCTTTTTCCGGGTTTTTGGGATCCTTCCGCTTAACTGATACGTTTACACCATCTTCTCTAATTATTTTGTTTAGGCGATTTATATCCTCTGCACCCATACTCTGATTTGCGTACTTGACCATTGTCTCTGCCGTCATCGTTGCGTAGTCTCCGCCACTAGGCGCCATACGCCAAGGTAAAAATAGTGGTGATTCACCAAGATCTTTTGCGGCAGCCATCATCTGCTCTACTACCTTGGGGTCTGATGCCCAGACTTGGCCGCTGTTCATGAGGTCAAACATGTAGTCCTGGCCGCCTCTAAGGTTTACAGGATTACTAAAGTTCACCCCATTCAAACCCGTAAGTAGACCGCCTGCTGCTGTCCTATCTGACATTGTGGTCATAAACGGCCTACCTTCAAAGTCAAATATACTAACTGTAGGTATACCTAGATTTCTGGATTCTATAGTGGGGAAGATTCCAGGTGCCATTGCGGTCTGTTCTGCGCCGCTCATCCCCTTGCTAGGGCTGTATCTAGGTGAGTACCTTGGGTCTATGTTACTTAACGCATAAGGGCTTTCTTGTTTTTTGACCAATACACCGGCCTGACCTATTTTAACGCCTGGTATGTTCTCAACGGCATATTGTGGCCCTAGCAATCCCCCTATATATTCCCTTAATTCTGGCTGCTTAAAACCCTTCTGGTATGTGTTGTCGGTCGTTATAACAGACATCTCTTCTGGTCCAGGGGCGCCTTTAGCGCTCATAACGTCCCTGCCCCTTGTGGTAATTACAGCCGTTCCACCCGGCTCCAAAATTCTACCTATATCCATAACAGCGGCGTCTCTAACATCTTTTGGCATGACGTTTAAGACGTTAAGAGATGTAATATTTTTATATGAGTTTGACGGGATGTCAGAGGATCTATCGTAGGTGGGGTTAAATCCTTCTCTGGGGAACGGTTCAAAAGTATCCGCACCTATTTTCTCTGCACCTATACCCCTGCCCGCTCCATAATCCAATGTTTTGCCTTCACCTAACACGTTACCTGCTTTTTCGTAACTTGGGACTGTTGAAGTGCCTAGCTGGGTCTTTTGTGAGTTGATTGCTGGAGGTATATCAACACTTTGCGCAATTTTCTGTATGGTCCTAGGAGTCTTCAAGGCTGTCCCAATAGTGCCACCTATCAATGGCCCTGCCGCATAGGTTGCATCTCCTAGCAAACCCAGCCCCTGCATAGCCGCAGTGCCGTAGTTACCCTGGCGGAAGTTCTCTACCATTGAGGGGTTTCTGTTCGTGTAATCTAGCAGTGATTGCGATGATGATGGCGCTGACGGCATCCCTCCCATGGCATCCAATGCCCCAGCACCTGGAGCGAATTGCGTTGCTAGATATGCAGCTTGAGTTGGCGTCACCTGCGGGCCGGTCCAAGCGCCCGTATTCGCCATTGCCTGGCGTACCATGTCTTGCTGATCAGGAGTCAATCTGTTTAATAGCGCCATTATTTTTTACTCTTGGTATATTCTTCTGCGTATCTTGCCGCAGCGTCTAACAGGTCATTGTATGGCATCCTGTAGCCCTTCTCGCGGTCCTTTATGCCTGCCTCAACTCCCACCATGTTTTGAATATAGTCTAGTTCTTCCTCTTCAGGAATGCGCCCTCCGAAATCTCGGAACATGGAATCATACATTTGATATGCCAACGCCATATCCCTGGCGTCCTTCGGTGACACCTCTGGCCTTGCTGACCAATCATATGCCCCAGCATAGTTAATAGCTGAATCTAATAAGCCTCCACTAACTCTAGGCCCAGGGAACCTCTGTGCGAGGTCTTGAACGTATCTGTCCTGGTTAAATTGGTGCCTGAGATATGGGTCACTACCAAAATATTTTGGGAGCAGGGTGGCGCCTTTCGCTATTGAGCCAATTCTGTCGAATAGCGATCTATCTTGAAAGGGAATATATTCTGCCATGCGCTGAAGTTTAGCACATATTTCTTAAACTATGCCTTGAATGTTCCTGCGAATTGGACCGCCCCATACATGCCTGGGCTTGTATCCTACTGCAAGATATCTGAATGCGTCTGCAGCATGAGATGACCAATCGTGATGAGGTCTACCCCTCCATGCTTTACCGTTCTCATCCCAATCTCTGCGGTACTGGCGTAGGGCGTCTATCCCTCTCTCGCAGCGGTCTACATCAAACCAACACCTATCTAGCATTGTTCTTACCGCCTGGATCCCATCCTCTACCGGGAGCATAGGCGCTACCTCAACGCCGTTCAATCCTAGTGACTGTAACACCTCCATCCTAGACTTACCGGTTCCTAGCTCCTTAACCCTGACGTCATGCGGCAGGATGTGCTGCTCGTAGTTGTATCCCTTACTCTGCAAGATCTTGACGTAGTGGTCCAAGGCTAGTCCTGAGTTCTCATAGAAGTCTATGATGCGTATCTCCTGGCCTACATACTGGGCGAACCATATCGCTGTGGTATCTGCCATACCCAGGTCCCAGGCCGTGATTACTGACGCCTGCCGGTCATACGGTACAACGGTAATCCTATCCTTGGCCTGCAGCATTTCATGGGCATAGTAGGCGCCTTCTGTGTGTATTAGGAAGTCTCCCTCCCATACATGCGTATATATCTCTGGGCGCTTCTTCTGGTCTTCCAGGCGCTCCAGTTCCAAAGGCGCAGGGAACCAGGGGTTGTCTTTAAAGTTACATGAGACAATTTTACAGCTGTCTGGAGTGTTTAGCCTGAATCGTTTGTGGGTAGCCGACTCTTTGGATTCCGGGTTCCATGTCACCCAAATCTCAGATCCATGCTCACGCACCGATGGTATTAGCTTCTGCCAAGCTGACTCAGAGACGCTCTCAGCTTCATCTACATAACACAGTAACAGCCTCGCTTTACTCTTGAGGGAGTCGAGGTTGCGGCGCAGGCCAGAAAACCCGTAGCTAATTTTACCATCCTTGGATCGGATGTATTTCTCCCCAACCTCGTAATAGTCGGCCAGAAACGGCACGCTTGAGATGGCGGCCTTGACCTCTTCCAGGGACGATTCATCAAGGGAGTTGAGATGTTCACGGGCGCAGAGAATTATACCTTCTCGCCCTTCCATGCCCCACTGGTAGCCCCTGACCGCTGTCATCATGGCAAAGGTTCTAGTCTTACCTGAACCCCTGCCGCCATAAGCACACCGATACCTGGCGTCTCCCTGGAACACAGGGACCAGCTTAGTCGGTATCTGTAGCCGACTCTGGCGTGATTCCCTCAAGGATGATGTGGGTTGGTCTAAGTGAGTTGTCACTGGAGGTGACGTCTTGCTCGATCTTATCGCTGTATCCATGCTTAGTTAGCATCAGTTTAGTTATTGTTGAATTGAAATCGCCCATAAGGCCTGAGTTGACAAGGGTTTTAGCCTGGGTTGCCAGAATTCCCTCTAAGATGTCCGAAAATTCAGTTGATTCATCCCGCCACTTGTAGATAGAAGACCTGGCAACACTGAGACAAGCAGCCAGCCCCTCAATTGTGGGTATGACTTCGTTGTGACCAATGTAGCCGCCCCCAGCATATTCCGCTGCAGCAGCTAATACTTCATCAGTTAATTTACTTGGTCTTCCTACGCTCATCCATCGTTATCCCGTGCGCTCTTTCTATTATCCTGGCTACCCTGTACACCACTTCCATGAACTTTTCCTGGTGTGTCGGGTAACCGCTTCTGTCCATCAGGCTCTCTATTTCCATCCTCGTCAAAGGTACAGGGTCCGAATATTCTTTCCCAGTTTCGTTTGAACTCGCCATGAGATATTGACCTCGGTCTTTGGTTCGATCCTTTGCTCATAATATCACCACCGTTCTGGTTCTACCACATGCTAGACAGATGACCCGCTCATTCTCTTCACAGCCATATGGAATGTCGTATATGTCCTTATGACCCTTAAA